ATCGAGTCCCGTTATGCTAGCCATTGTTGATGCGTCTGCGTAGGGCAGCACACCATGTATGACTATTGGGTCGGATACTATCCCAAACGCCATCTCTCTAAGTACCTTTAGAGACTGTGAACCTCCGTATCCGAGGAGCTCCTGTAGTAGCTCAACGCCGATACGGTCGCGAAGTAACATAATGATCGGGTAGTGTGCCAGGCTACCTTTTCTCCTCGCTGCACCGTACACGTCGCTGACCAACCCTGGTCTGGTTGGATTGTACAGTCCTTTGCTGACTAGGCGAGCGCACTGCTCGCCCTCACAGAGCTCGGCCTTGCCCTTAGAATAGCTAGAGGCGACCATGAGGTTGAAAGGGTCAACACGCAACGACTGTAACGCGACGATTTCTGGTTGAGATAGATGTTTCGCCACATATGCATCTGTGGCCCCGTGCGGTAACAGTGTGTAATCTGGTGGGCGCGGGGGGGGGCGAGCGCTCTCCAGTTGAATGATTTCCACTTGACCGGCCACGTCGTACACAGGTGAACCATCGAAGGATGAGTGTCCCCCGCACAGTAACGCTATTGCTCTCCTTGTTGACAACCCGTGTATACGTAGCGCCGGGGCAACTAATCTCGCAAATTCTACGTCGCCTGAACGGTTGATCAATGCCCGTGTGATAATCATAGCGGACCTCAACTGCTCTTCGATGGTTGGTTTTTCCAGATTCTGCCAATTCCCACTGGCACACGTGGCTATGGCACGAGCAACATACCCTCTGGCACAAGTCGGTCCAATCGCACACCTCAAAAACTCTGCGTTCCGGAATCCGATCGACTGTTTTGACGGGTTGATGCGGTTTCCATTTGCCTTTAACGAGGATAGTATTTTCTCTACATCGGCGACTGTAGGTACCCTTGCATACACGTCATCGCCTGTGTGTAGAGAGCTGATCCGGTCATATAAGTGGCCGCCCGCTGCTAATCTAAAATAGGCTGCGTTAAGAATTGAGTTGAAGAAGGTCGTTCCCCGGTGGCCCGACATCAAAGTTCCCAACACTCGCTGCACGCACCCCTCGTGATAAATGTGCTCTCGTTCAAGAGACCTAACCAGTAAGTCTGAGAGCCAGGTTGGCACGTTGCGACCTCGCGCAAGAACTAGTCTGGTCACCAGCTGCATTGTCGCTGTTTTATGTTGTGAGTTGAAGTCATCGAAGTCCACCATGAGGTTCACGCCCGTTTCCCCCATAGCGAGACGCACTTTGCGCGTGACACCTACCATCCCTCCTTCTCCAGGGTCAAGCAACACACGTGAGTTACGCCAGCTCTTTTGTATCGCGTTGAGTGGCCACGACCACGCAAAGTATGAGCGTGTGTCACACGAGTATATTGCCCGTGTTTTGCCGTGCTCTAATTTCTCAGACGCTGAAACAGCCGTGTACCCGTCCCAACCACTCACGGGCTCACTCCCTAGTGCCTCTGACGCCATCCTGCGGTACTTGCGCGAGAAACCTGGAAACTCCACCTCAGTAATTCCCAACAGGGCAGAAGACACACTGGTGTGTGAACCGTTGACACACCACCGCCACCTAGACGACCAGAAGTTGTCAAGTGAATCTAAGTCAAAGCCATCGGGCAACTCTGAATCAAGGATTGATTCGATATGCGGCTGTAAGAGCTCCAGATCAATGTCCGCGACGACCGCTGCCACCCCCGCTTCCGTGCACCGGCTTTCTAGCTCACACGGCCAGTTGATTGCCCCTGTCAGCCGCCCCTGTAGCACATTTGCCTCCGTATAGAGAGATCCCCGTACCGTAGAGTTCAGGCCAGTTGCTTTCATCGCGTTGGACAAACCCTTCGCTAGTGATGGATTCAGCACTAATTTTCCTGAGATACACGCGCAGCCGTTCCCTTCTGCTCTCCTCAGCGCGTAGGAATATAATATGTGTGCTATTACCACGTCCCGAGGTGTACCCGCTGGCATATAAGAGAGCCACTGTCCTGCCATATGTGACCCAACAATACACTTGAGTGCACGCACAAGTCCGGCAAGCGATACAAGTGGTTTACTCCGGGCAGCGGGGTGTTTCTTGTGTGGGTAGTATTTATTGCGCCACTCGCTCGAAGATATGATGAGGTTGGTGAACTTCTTGTAGCTGAGCGGGTACCCAGCCTGTGCAGGGTCGCTGACTCGCGGGGAATCTCGCAGCGTGGCCGGACCGAGTACATGTCCGAGCAGGATCCCCAGTGTGTTCCCGGTGACGTCAACCTGCATAGGGTAGTCTAGCACCAGAAGCGACACAGCGATTGGTAACAGCGGCGAGCGTTCAAGGTATGCCGCACGGTTGCACTCCAGCGCAGTGAGCTGCTGCTGTAAAGTGTAGCCTATATAATCCTGCAGGCATCCCCGATTTTTGCTCACCACAGCGAACAGTAAGTCACCTACTTCGGCGTAGTCGCTTTTCCGGGACCACGCACGCTCGATAAGAGGCTCGGTGCAAGTTCTGTGCTTTGCGGCTCCTGTGTTAAATGAGGGCCGGGGCAGGACACCGCTGGGTAGTGAATGAGCGTAACATAGGATTGGGTGCCCGTCCCGGTAGAGCTCATCGTGATACCTGTAACTCAGCACCCGGATGAGAACCACCATACTGTGGTAGTCATCCCTTGTCACGTGGGGCCCACTTCTTATGTGTCTAGCCAACTCATTTACCATCTCAATCTGAAAATTGATGGTGGGTGACGCCCCGTAACCCTGGTGCAGCGCCCGAAAAACAGGCAGCTCGCCTATCTCCCACCCCACGTAACGTGGCATCCCGATTCTAGGATAAGGGGGAGGCATGTACATAGTCGGCCCGAGGTAGCCCGTGTAGGACGGACAACTCCTACTATTAAAGATGTGGCCGCCTGCAACCACATGTGAGTTAGAAATTACGGTAAACTTGGGGTTTGAAAAGAGTGTGGTACCGTCATTTAGGATACAGATTGCGTAAGGTGAAGTGAGTTCAGAGAAGTGCATAAGTTGGGTGTAGGTGGCAAACGCGGCCTGCACCGATGCATGACCACGTGTGACGAGCCACCTTCGCTGGGCACCCTGTATTGAGGAGACACGCCATCCGTGGTCTCTTAGCTGCGCCCAGCACGGCGTCGTGGGTTGAGCGGGTAGGTCAACGTATTCGTAGGGCATGATTGCCACGTGTTCCGCTGACTCTACCACACAGTGCACTGTAGGTGGCTGGCCAGACTCAACCACCGTCCATTCAGTGCTTTGCGGTAAAAGGGTGAGCCCGGCAAGTATTCCGCCGATCGCTTGGCGGTAGGCTGCCTCGACCTGGTGGGAGGTTAGCCCGAGATTAGGTGAGAAGACGTAGGTGACCGGGTTGACGCCCAACGCCTGATTGTAGTGTGGGTTACTCTCAAACGCGTGTTCAATCGCATGACCAAAACTAGGTTGGTCCTCGATTCTTAAATCTGAATTGTTGTACGCCTCTTCACGCTGCGTCCGCATGTTTGCGCTCCTGTCATTTGAAGCGTATGCCATCTCAGAGGTGAAAGTCCGTGTTTTGTGAGTAGGTAAAAC